TACAAATCTTCCAATAGGTGTTCTTGTTACTACTGTAGAACGTAAGTAGTTTGTTCTGTTACTAAGTAAGCTTTGCATACTTTTAATGCCTTGTTCAAAACGAGCAAAGTTTAACTGATACTCACCACCTTCACCACGGTACTGATAACCAAAAGCTGTGGCTCCATCTACAATAACTTGACGATATTGTTCAGGTATTGTAGGAGCATCTGTTGCTGCAGATAGTGCAGTTGTATATACATAGTATTCAAATTTTATAGAGTATGCTTTATCTGGGTAAGGGTATAAACCAAAATTATTATCTGGGGTTCTAAATACGTGAGTAGGTACACTACCCATATCAGCTCTGTCTTCTTGTTCGATGTGTTTATTTAAATAATCTTTATAGTCTAAAACAGTTAGTGACCTACCTTGAGCACCTAAAGAAGTATCTTCTACAACTCTAAAGGTGTCGTAGTCTACATGTTTAGATGTAGCAGGTATAGTGTAACGTGTTGTTCCAGCTACAAGTGTCTCTGTTTGTGTGGCATGATTATAAGGCCAACTAAATTCACGAGTATTAATATAGTTAATAGCATCGTTTACTGCATTCTTACACTGGGTTTGAAATCCACGAGAAGATGCAAAACCAGCTTCAGTTAAAGCTACCTCATTAAATCTAGCTAGAACTTCGTTTGTAAGACCTAAGTAATTATATGCCATTGTGTTCCCTTAAGATAGCCTAAAGGGGCCACTAGAAAGCAGCCCCTAAGGTTAGTTCACTTATGCAAGCGTATCACGGTCTACTTCCGCAGCAGCTTTAGTAGCACCCATTGGGGCATATACTACAAAGAACTGGAAAGAACCTGCTGATGGAGCATTTGAACCTGCAAGCAATGCAGTAATGGTCGTGTCAGCAGTTGTGACATTAGTAATACCGTTTACTGTGGTAGTAGTAGCGCCAAGTGTTTTAGCACCATTAATATCAGCAGTACCAAGCATATCAACGTCACCGCCTGTTACACCGTAACTTACTGCGTTAGCACCACCAACGGTAGCTGCAGCAGTACACTCAGAACCAGCAGCAAGAACCACACAGTTACGTGGAACTACACCGATTTCGTGAGTTGAGCTAGTGGTAAGAGAACCGTGTGCGATTACAGCAGTCTCAATACGAACTGGAGATTGTAAAGCCATTGTTTAGTCCTCCCTTATGCCAAGTTATATTTGGCGTTGACAAGAGCTTCTGGACGAAGGATCTTGCGGCCGTATAGATGCATACCACGAACAATGTCAGCAAAGCTGTCAGGGTCACGATAAGTTTCAGTCTTGTTGATTTGCTCAGCAGTTGCTACAGCAGAATCATGACCAGCTACGATAACACCGTAGTTAGCGTTTTGGTTTGCAGTACCTGTAGTACCTGAACCAGTACCAACTGAAGGCAGGTTGCTTGAAGTGTATACACGGAAACCGTGGAAGTTATTCAAGACCAAACCATTGCGTAGTCCACCTGATTCACCGAAGTCTGCGTTGAAGAGGCGTGAATCCTCGTCACGAAGTACTTCCATAAATACTGGGTCAACAACCAGCCAGCGTCCTTGAGTATCAACTTGTTGTTGATCCAAGAGGCGAGCCATACGAGCAACAACCATTGCTGGTGAAGCTGTAGCAGTTGGAAGGGCAGTGGCACCAGGCAAACGTGCTGCAACTGGGATCGAGTGATCACCAGCAGAACTAGTTGTGATGTTACCAAAGTCACCTTTTTTCAGTTTCATGCTTGAAAGCAATTCATCTGAACCAGCAGTGGTTACTGCTTTAGTGCCGTTTACTTGGTCATTGACAGTATCGGCATCTGTGTGCAAAGCTGATTGCTTAAAGCCAGCCAAATAACCAAGAACTTCTTGGTCGTGCTGGTCAGCCAAACGATAAGCTGCACGGTTGGTTGCAAGATCCATGAAGTTCACATGTGAGTGAGCCTCCTCGATGTCGTCGATTTTGAAAGCAAAATAGTTAGCTTTATCAACGACCAATGAGAAATCCTCATCGTCAAGATCTTGTGCTGAGATGTTAGTACCACGAGCATATGAGCTTACGGAAATCTCAGGTTCTTTAATGATTTTAACAGTGTCGCCTTGGGCACTGATCTCTCCGAAATAATCAGAGTTGGTGATGTCACCACATACAGTACTCTTGCGGAAAGCAAGTTGTACTTTTTTGGAGTAGATTACGGATGAGAAGTTACCGTTAGGTAAGTTACCGTATCCCCCTGCTGTTGAAAAAGCCATAATAAATCCTCCTGATAGTTGGCTTCGTTACAAAGCTAATACCAATAAGAGGCTGTTACATTTTCTAGGGTGCGTAAATTTAACAGTCGGCCAACCGTTAGTTTACGGGCCTGTACTTGAACAGGTGGTTCTTTATAGTTTAGACTTGTGGAAATTGGACCAGAACAAAAGGTAGTCATAAGAGGCTTTTGTTCTATGTCCCTAGTTATACTATTGATTTTTTGTTTGTCAATAGTTTATCTGGCATTACCAGACACGTCATAGACAAATTTACCAGTGCGCATTGCTTTGTTAATTTCGTCTGCACGTTCTTCAAATTCTTTGTCAGTCATCTTAGCAACTTCTGACTCCCGAATCGTATTACTAGAATCAGCTACATCTACTTCAGCTTTACTACGTCGAGCTACTGGTGATGCTGCTGCTTTCTTGCTTGCTTTCTTAGCTTCTTTAGTAAGACCTTTATCTGACTTATAAAGATCAATAACACGTACTACTGAGGCTGGATCATCTGCATTTTCATATAGTGCATCTTTAACCCACTTAGGTTGTGCATCTGCCCAGTCATGAAACTCGTCTGACTCACGTAACTGATCAAAGTCTGAGTGTGATTTACGTATTTCATTTTCAGACTTAACTCGATGAGCTTCTGCTTGAGCTTCGTCAAGTTCTTTTAGTCGAGTATCAGCCTTATCAAACATTTCCTGTGCTTTTTTAGCTGCAATTGTTTCTACAATACCAGCTACATCAGGATACTCTTTAGCCCACTCTTCAATGTCTTCATCAGACTTAGGTGGAATAATCCCAGCTTTAGCAGAAGCTTTTTGTAGGCTCTCTAACTTCTCATCCCACTCTTTTTCTTTCTGCTGCATGTGGCGTCTTAGATCACCATAGCGTTTTTTAAAAGACTTTTCTTCTGCAGATAACGTTTTTTCTTCAACTTCTGTATTGGTCTCTGCTTCTTGGGTAGCTTCTTCAACTTCTTCTGCTTCATCTACTGGGGTTTCCCCCCTTGCTTCAGCTTCAAGTTCTGCAATCTCCTTAGCTTCATCTTCCATTCGTTGCTTACGCTTTGCGTGATTATATCCACGATCAACGAATCCTGCAGTTTTTTGTGTTTCCACTTCTGCTAGTTCAGGCATATTATTCTCCTTATGTTGGGGTCAGCCGTAGCCGAGTAGCCTTATTATTTTTTCTTCTTCTTAAGCATTAAGCCGCCTTTATTCATAGGGCCAGCGTAGTTTGCTCCCCCTGCACCTGAACCTACACCACTACCTGCTTTCATTTGAGAGCCAGATAATTTAGCGGCAGTGGGGGCAGATACGCCCCCCTTCTGTCTAGCAGCTGACATAGCTTTAGCTCTACTAGCAGGAGTAGCTGTTGAGGCTTGTGAAGCTTTAGCTGCTACTTCTGCTCCACTGGGGCCAGGATCGTCTCCAGTAGGTCTACGTGGTGGTCTAGCCCCTCCTCCAGTACCTGCTGCAGATGGTGGTGGTGTCCCTGGGACTACTGTAGGTCTATCATCATCTGATCTAGTTGGTTCTGGTGTAACAGGAGCTTTCTTACCTACAGCACTTTGAAATCTTGTAAAATCATTTTCTGTCCATGCATCAATGTCAGAAGGTAAGTCATCTAAACCAGAAGCACCGCTAACATGACCAGCAAACTGTCTTGTTCCAGGTGCAACTATATCACCAAAACTAGAAGTTACATAACTTGGAGCACCTTTCAAAGCTGCATCAAGTTTAGCTTGAGCTATTGCTGCACCCTCTGTATTTCCATAAGCTTTAGCAATCATCACAGAAGTTCTTAAGTCAGCTACAGTATCTAAAACTTGACCTGCCATAAAGATACTACCCACAGTACCTACAGCAGCAAGTGGACCTGCACCAAGCAAACCTGCTACACCTGCACCTTTTCTTAATGCAGGGTCAGGCATATTATATTGTCCAGTAACAAATTTTTCAACTGACTCTGGATCAGTCCAGTCTACTTCTGCACCCCAATTTTTAAAGCCTATATCAAATGAACCTGGGGTGCCTGGAGTACCTGGGGCTGTTGGGGGTGTAGAAGAACTGCCATCTCCACCAACTCTTTCTGGAACTGGATCTGGAGTTTCACACATCCCTGTAATACTGTTAAAAACCATACCCCTAGCTTCACAACTGGCTTCATTTTCTACAGGTACTTCAGTCTCAGTAATACCTACTTGAGGTACCTCAGTACTAAGTTCACCAGTATACTTACCGCCACCTAGTGGGCCTGGAGTAGTTATAGTTTGCTCTGTCGTTAAGCCACCACCTGGGTTATAAAAACCTCCAGTAATAACATCAGTCCCCTCAGCTGCACCCATAGCCATAGGTTGTGTATATTGCATCTGCTGTTGTTGATAGGGATCTGTTGGAACCATGCCACCTTGAGCCATCATAATGCTGTTGATCTCGTTCATCTCTTCTGGAGATAGATCACCACCCATAGCCATCTGAGGTGGTGCAGGTTGTGGGCTGTATGGTGTAGGAGCTTGAGGCATAGGTGGCTGCATTTGTTGAGGTTGCTGCATCATAGGAGCAGCTTGTGGTCCACCAACAGGAACAGGCTCACCACCGATTCTACCATTAGCTTCCATGCTTTGCAAGCCCTGTTTTGCTTTATCTCGTAAATCTTCAAAATGTTTTACACCAAGGTACCTTACGACATCAGCAGGTACCACATATTCACCTTCAGATATGAACGCAGATATATCATCCCGTACCTCTTTAGCCATAGAACCAGAAGGCACTTCATTACCTGACACTGGGTCTCGCTTCATGCCATCATCTTTTAGTCCACCTTGATTCATAAAGGCCATTTCCATTTGTTCGTTCATTGCTATTCCACCTTTATTAAAGTTTAATATGTCAAAACCTTCTGGAACTTTTTCTTTTATTCTAGGATTATCCTTAGGTTTTTCTTTAAGTTGCATAGGGGCTTGATGAGCTGTATCCCTTGGGCTAGGTTGATCAGGTTTTCTTTTTGGTATAACTAGATCAAACTTTCTAGAGTCGGTTTGATTAGGTCTAATAATATTAGCTAAAAATTCTCCAGCTACTTCAGGGTTAGACCTAACTTCTTCCAACACTTTAGATAACTCTTTACGGTCACCAAAAGGATTAGGCAGATCTCTTTGTTTTATATTCATATCATAAGCATCTTTTATTATAATGCTTGATGGAGTCTCTTCAGTATCATACCTACCTAGAGTGGTTCGTGTTTGATAGTTAGGGTCAGTAAGAGTAAAAGCTAGAGTACGAAAGTACGGACTATTTTCTATCCACTTAGAAAATCTGTATGGTTGAGTAGTGTCATAACCATCTACGGTAGTTACATTTTCAGGTTGATTTTTAAGTTTTCTGTTTTGTACGTTTTTATAATTTTCTTGTTGTTCTTCTGACAAAGCTATTATTGAGGCTAACTCATCTTTAGTAAAGTCATTTATACTAATAGGTTTATCTTTACCAAGCATAAACTCTGTGAGAAGCCTAACATTAGTAGGTAAATTACCTAAGATACTTACAAGCTTAGAGGGACTAACTTTCCAACCAGATCTAGCGCCTTCTAAATTATATTTTTCAAGTACACGTTTTTTTGCTGCATCACGTTTAATTTTACCTTCAGGTCCACGTCCTGTAATATCATCTACATCATAAATAAGTCTGTTAGTAGGAAGACCTACATCACCACCTTCATTAAAAACACCATGTTTGCTAGGTGTTGTTAGGTATTCTAAAAAATCTTTACCTTTGTCAATACTTCTATCTATAAAGTCTTTTCTTTCAGGTTCTGGTCCCATAGGGAACTCTTCTGGAAAACCTTGCTCAATAGCTTCTTGATCAAACATAGTGTCTGACCTCCACTGAGCATACTCAGAAGCTTTCTCTGGATTAGAAAATGTGGGAAGCTTTTCCCCTGTAATAAAGTCTTTACCTCTAGTTTCTAATAGACGTTGTTTAACTTCATCATCACTAAGTTTTTTACCATTCTCATCAATACTAGGTGCAGTAATCCACTCAGTACCCCAAGGAATAGTTGTAGTTACTTCGGAATACTTAGACCCTTTTTCACCAGTGACTTCACCTGTATGATCAATCCACACAGGTCTACCACGTAAAGTTTTTTCTTCAGTTTTAGTACGTGGTCTAGCTTTAGGGTTAAGTGATGTTTTAGGAGCTGCCATTAATTTTGTCCCTCAAACGTAGTAATGATCTTAGTGCACGTATCTCACCCTGTAGTCTGTAGATCTCATCAATCTCCCTAGACTGTTCTAGTGTTACATGTGTAAAGGCTATCCGTTCAGCAATCTCTTCGATAAACGGAGTGTATAACTCTGGGTTATTTACAAAAGGCTTTAGTGTATTGTTCACGACTAGTTTCATTGTACCTGTTGTTGACCAGTGTTACCTGAGAAACCCTGTTCTCCTGGTGTAGGAGTTGTACCAGTACCTATGGTACCACCCCCGCTACCTTGAGTATCCTGTACCTGTGCGCCAGCAGGAGCGCCCTGTGGAGGTGCTACCCCTGGTTCTGGTGCTGGTGGTGGGTTAGCTGCTTGGAACTCTTTTAGGATCTCAGCTTGAACTGCTGCCTGTGCCATATTGTTGCCAACCTTGTCAGGATCAAGATCCATAGACTTAGCAATCTCACGTACAATATAATCCATACGTGCAAATGGTGCCAGCGCAGGATTCTGTACAACTTGCAAGAACTGCATCAAGCGTTGGCTACGTACTTCATTAGCCATCAGGCTTTCAGTACCACGAGCTTTTACTTCAAGATCACCTTTAATATCTGAGTCAAAGTTAAACTGCATATTAAAGTTGAAGAATGCTTTACCCAGTGGCCCAAGTAAGTAGTCATCAATATTCTTAACTACGTTACGGATAGAGCCGTTGGCAGCAGACATAAGCATACTGATACCAGAAGCAGTACGACCAACACCAGACACCCCTGTCTGACCATGTGCGAAAGATGGGAATCCAGTTGACTCATCTGCTAATACCCTTGCCTTGTCAAACATCTGCATGTTCTCGTTAGATACGTTAGGGAACTTGGTGCCGAATACGGCTTGACCAGGTGCCCCTCCCTGTCTCCTAAACACCTTCCCTGGATACACGGAGAGGTCTTGCCCTGGGACGAGATTCGTCTCGTCAACCTCAATAAGTAGGTTACCCGACAGTGCAGCATTATCTACTGCCATACGCATAAACCCATTCATTAGGGTTTGGGTGTCATCCATATTCTCTGCAATACCTACACCGAAGATGCTGTAAGGGTTCATTTCATAAGGTGCAGCAAAGTATGGAATATAAGAAGGAGTAAACGGATTCATCACTAAACGTAGAACTTGTCCGTTACAGATCCAGATGTTGACACTGAGTTGCTCTGCATCTTTAAGCT